AGGAGCCCAAGCTGATTCTGCTGATTCTGTTGCATAAGCTGCGCATTCATAGCAGCTGCTTGAGCACCTTGCTGCGCGAGCAGATTACTATCTGCAATGCCAGCTACAGAGCTATTGCCTGAAACTCCCGATGCTCCCAGTTGGGCTTGAAGATTTGCCATCTGTGCAGCGTTTACAGGAGCTTGTCCAGCTTGCCATTGCTTGAAGATATCAGATGCAGTTCCACTCATTCCACCGTAGAGAGATGCTTCTTGGCCACCGACTCCTTTACCAAAGATATCTACAAGTTGCTTATTCAATAGCCCTTGCTGACTCGTTGGGCCAGTACCGGGAAGAGTACTAGTAAGTCCAGTAGTAGGAGAGAAAGATCCAGTTCCAGCTCCTACTCCTGTAGGAAGAGCGCCGATATAAGGATTTGTGCTTCCAGCTCCTGCACTGGGTGCTCCTCCTGCGGGAGTAAAAACAGGAGTAGGACTCATTCCGGCGCTAACATTTCTACTTCCACCCATCGTAGGAGCAGTTTGATTTCTTCCACCGGGATTTAACGGAAGACCAGGAGTCGCCATATGCTACCTCTGCGTTGTCATTTTCAAGCGGAGTCTTTTAACAGATGTGCTTTGATCTCGATTCTCCTGCGAAGTTCTTCGGAAGATCAGACCAGGTTCGCCTTCTAGACCATCTGTTCGCTGAAATTTAGAATCTCCAAAGAGCCTGGTGTTAAGTTCTGTAGCTTTAGTGCTCAGGTTATAAATCTGCGCAAGTCTCTGAGATGCTCCGTATTCTACTATGTCCTGCCATGTATTCGGAAAGAGTATCTCATCACTTCCAGCACTTGATGTTCCTCGATTAGGAAATGGGTTAGCTCTCTGATAGCGGGCATAGCAGTTGTAATCCTTATCTGGCGTAGAGGCTATCCAGATCTGATTATTATATCGGCTCCAGTGAACTGGCATACTGCGGATATTTAGCAAGACTTCAAGATTATTAATTGTGCGAAAAGTCAGATCATATCCAGCATTAGTTCCAGTGAAAGTAGGATCAGTTGGAGAGATATAGGGACCGGAGTAAAGGAAAATGGAGTTGAATTTATTTATTACATCTCCGCCTATATCTAGCTGCGCATCTGATTGATCTGACGGACTGCCAAAGAAAGACATGGGATCATAATTCGGAACTCCAGCAGTTAGCTGAACTACTGGTCCACTAGTTTGAAGTAGCGGGAATTTAAAGTCTTCTCCAAATTCCAAGACAGTCTTTCGGACTGCCTCTGCCATTCGAGCTTGATCGACAGTTCGACCCATCAAGTTATCTTGAATCGACGGATAACAATCAGAGACTGCGAAAGGCATCTGAGCCTCCTAGAAGATGTAAAGAGTAACTGAGGCACTTGGATCAGTAGGAGCGAGAGTTATGGAGTTGGTATCAGGAGGAGCGGTTCTATAGACATCTACGGTCTTATCTTTATCTACGATCTTAAATCCAATCGGCTGCCGATTAAGACCATGAGCTATCTTAAGACCTCCGCTGCTAGGCCAAGTAAGAGTTGTACCAGAACCAGTAGAGCCAGTAGCACCAATGCGTATAAGAATACCTGAAGAATTGCCTCGATCAAATTGAGTATATACTCCAGCATTTATGCTCCCATCAGCTTTATGAGCACTTGTCGGAGAGCCCATATCGATACCGCTATTTAAAGTCTTATGCATACTCTGCATCCAAATGCGAGTCTCATTATCAACTCTGTTAGAAAGAACGCTTGGATTATATGTTTTCATGTCGGCCTCTGATTCGGATCGAAAGAGCTAAACATTGCAACTTTTCCAAAGCGAACGTAGTTGTAGATTCCTGATGAATTAGCGTCAATAACAACAGAGAGTTGTGGACTCCTGACAGTCTTTATTTGCTCAGTAAAGAAGATCTGATAGGAATAGTACTGAGTAGGACTGGCAGTGCTAGGGAGGATTAGAGCAGAAGAAAGCACTTGATCTGTACCATTCTCCCAAACGAGAAATACAACTCGTTGTCCAGCAGATCCAGAGATGGATACGAAAAGAGAATCAATAGTTATATCTCTCCCGAACATGATCTCTTCTTGCTTGAAGAAGAATTGAGTGCCTTGAGCTAGCGTAAGATCTAAGCTCTGAGCATTTGCTGTAAGTGAAAAGAAATCCATATTCTGATTGACTAGAATTGGATAAGACATATCATTGAATTCGTAGAAGTTATTCGGAGTAGAACTAGCGGTCTGCATCCAGGATGCTAACGCCATTACATTATAACCGGGATTGGTATTAAAAGTGGAGCTTGTCCATGTTTGATTATCGGCGTTGTAGATCCAAAGATGGCTATCTACTAGGAATAATGCTAAACGAGCAAAGCCCAAAGAAGAATTGTAGAATGGACCGAAGATGCTAGAACGATATATAGGAGCTTGAGTGAAGAGTCCCGCAAAGAGATCTCTCTTGACTTTTGTGCCAACTGGTCTTAATTGACCTGCATATTCATATACGTCGGTGAAGCCTATAAAGATTCCTACTTGATCATATTGAATAGCTAGTCTAGAATCTTGACAACCTTCTCCTTGAAGAGCATTTGAAATGTGGTTAAAATCGAAAGGAATAATAGCATTCTGAAGAGCAGTCATATAATCTACGCCGAATGCTCGAAGGATTACTAGAATGTTATTAGAGATAAAAAGACCGCTAATGTAGTCTGAAACATCAGCTATCTCACTGAAACCTGCTCCAGTTACAAGGCCAGTAGAAGGAATAGTAGGACGCCATTCGCTGAAATTATTCGGAGCACTCCATGCTATTTGCATCTCAGGCGCTTGGATAACTTGACCAGGACCAGGAATCATTCCTCCTGCTATGAGCTGTGAATTAAATTTATTAAGGACAACTGCTCCGGTGTATTGAGTTAGAATTCCAAAGACAGGTACTTCATTAGGATAGGAGAATTTCAGGATGCTAGAACCTGCGCCTCCTAAATAAAGATCTTCACCTACGGTAGTCCAAGATAGCGGATCAATTGGAATACCATAATTCTCATTGACAGGATCTGAGCCACCGGAGAATGGCTTATCAATGACTACGCCTCCTACGGGAGTCCCGTTAGGAATTGAACCAGAGCCTACGTGATTTCGGACTCCAGAAAGAGAAAGAGTAGTTGAATTGGCAGCAATTCCCGTAGCGACAGTGGTTAATTGGACAGTCAAGCCATCAGAGAGAACAGCCGCAGATGCTATCGCAGAAGTTGCTGCAAAGTTATTTACAGCATTCATAATTCCAGTAGCAAGATCCTGTGGAGTTGCAGGAGAAAGAGAAAAACTGCTATTGTAGTATATTTCAGCAGTTTGTCCAGAGCCAATGGTAAAGAGCCAGTAGTCGCTAGCTCCAGAATCAGTGACTAGATAGTTGGAATTAACTATGATATTAGCAGTGGCAGGACCGCCTGTACTAGTAATAAGAGTTTGAGCAACATCAATAGATGCTGTTACGGGAACTGAAGTCGCAGTTGTAGGGATGCCTTTGAAGACCCAGATGCTATATGTGGTAATTACTGACGGCGGAGATCCGCTAGGTGCGCTGTTGACGTAGCCAAGAACCCAGTTATAATACTTCCCATTTGCCCAGAACTTTCCTGCTCCAAGGTATTTATTTGATCCCCAACCTGTGAGAGTAAGAGGTATCTTTTGCCATCCAATAGTAGTCAGTTGGCCATTGATAATAGCAACGTTATTACAACTTACAAAACCTCCGGGGTCGATATACTGAGCAGCAGCGGTGGTGTCTAGACCACTAAAAGGCGCAGCATCTCCCCCGTAAGTTATCTCTAACTCGACCATGCCATTATCGAGTTTTCGAGTATCAATCTTGCCCACGGAGCTATCTCACTTTGTTCCTACCCACCATTGCATCTCGCCAGATGGCATTGCAGTTATCGCAGCAGGACCACTTACCCATCCCATCTCTCCGATGTTCAAAGCATTACCGCTAGATGGATAAACGAAGTCATATTCTCGACCTGCTACGTCAACAAAGGAGGCTGTCTGTCCGGCTGTTCCTCCAGTCCAGACGCCACCTTTGACTTTGAAATTGGCAAAGGGAATGTTCCCAACTGCTACAATTCGCCAAATTCTACCAGTGAAGTCATTAGTACTTGGAAGAGCCATGAGAGTCTCCGGTTAGTTGTAGTTGAAAGTGCAGTGAAGAACTGCTCCGTAGAAGACAGCAGTTCCAGCTCCGGTAGTTAGATTGACATTCAGGATAGTCTGAGTCTTAGATGTTGTAGCGAAGTTCTGGCTACTTAGCAGAGTCGGAACATTGAATGTATATGGATTCGCTTGGTTAGCAGTTGGCATTCCATTAGCACCAAGAGCAATTCTATTAGTCACTGCTGGTGCTACATTGTTAGCAAAGACTGTATCAGTTAGGCCAACTGTAGCAACGCTCAGAGCACCACCAGCTACAGAGTAAATCAGGTCTACTGAAGTTGGATATGCTCCTTTTTTGACTGGACCGATCTGGATAGTAGATGCTCCTCCAGCAGTCAAAGAGCCACTGATCGTAGGCATCTGCGCTGCAAGCATCGGCGGGTATCCTGAGATTCCCTCGGGTCCGCTGGTTCCAGAAACAGTGCTAGGACCAGGCTGTGAAGCAGCTGTTCCGAATTGCTGTTGATCTCGCGCTGCCGAAGCATACATTCCAGTTCTTTTCAGCAGAGCTGTGATATCAGCGAAGAAGGTACAAGCTTTTCCAGCTGCTATGTTCATGCTGAAGAGTCCAGGTCCGGCGCTGCCATTGGTAGAATTCGCGCTAATGTCCTTGAATTCAGAAGCTCCTACGAAGATTTCTTGGTCAGTGCTAGGAGTATCTTGAATCCACTGCCCATCTGTATTTCCCATAATAATCTCTCCTTCTAGATGATAAAGTCATCCGCTTCTTCATACGCAGATGGGTTCCGAAGCTTCTCGACAGGAGCTAGTTCTTCTGCATCATCTGCTAGAACTCGCTCAATACCAATTTCTCTCTGCCCCAAGAGAGGCCATTCATCGTAGCATTTTGGACACTTCAATAATCCACGCTGCCATCTGAGAACGGAGATCTTTTCTTTCCTGTCACAGATTGAACAGTGATGCCACGGTCCGGTCCAGAAAGTTCTTTTTATTCCTTGGTCGAACATCTAAAATCCTTTTGAGAAGAGAGCGGGGAGCAGGCGCCGCTCTCCTCTCATTTTCTGTGCCCAGTGAGGAGAGGCACAGATCTTTAGGTTACTTTGTACTTGTCCAAAAGAAGGGCTAATTCTTTGGGAGATAGTAAATCTAGGAGTTCTGCCATTCTTTCCTCCGCAGATTTACGATTAAATTGTTGACTAACGCCAAGAGACTTCCTTGCATTAGCCATCCATTCTTCCTTAGATTCGCTCTTATGCGGGCAGATTCCACCATTTGATTGTTTAGCACAGTTACAATTGAAACAGAGAACCTGATATTTCTCTGGTTGATAGAGTTTAATAGCATCGCTATAGATCTGTGCATCCCACAATCCTTTACGATGCTCTGCTCCATCACTTGTAACGTGATCTAGAGTCAAGAAACGGTAATCATCTTCTCCACAACAAGAGCATTTACCGCCGTAACGATCAATGAACTTCAATCTTTTTGAAGTTCTTTCCCTACGGGCATAGCAAGCCTTACATCGAGACTTTCGACTATTTCGCTGATTAAACCCATTCTTGGCATTCTGACCAGCGAAGGATATATCAAAAGCCTCGATAGGCTTTATCGATCCACATTCGACGCATTTCTGAACTTCCATCCTGCTCCTCCTACTCTTATTTCACAAATACTACGGTCCGGACGTCGCCCAAACCCCCTGCCATCTTGCTGCCCCAGCAGTCATCCTACATCTCGTCTTCTGTTTTATAGCATCAGTGTCAAAATCATCATCAAAGTCCGTGCTCGGTTTCTCCCTGTGGATAAACTTTAGCGAGTGATCGGCTTTCGTAGCAACGAGAAACCACGCGCTAGGAGAATTGAGCCACGGGACTTCGATGTTCTTGTAGTCTTCCGGGATCAAGGAGTTAATGGTATTGTCAGAGGTATACGGCTTCCCGGTGGATCCTAAAATTTCACGCACTAGGAAGCGAAGCTCTGGAGGAGTGATGAGATTTTCCCATCGTAAGCGGATAGGAAATCCCATGTTATCAATCATTCGAGCAGCATGATTCGTAGCAAGCTGAAGACCAGCGATAGAGAAGTCAATATCCTGAGTCGGTCTGTTGGGCCAAGTACCAGCTAAGGAAATTACTCCTGCGGCTCCAGGTGCCAGAGCAGTGGCTGCTGATCCACCGAGGAGTGTGTGCTGATTATAGAACAATGGATTTCCATCAAAGACTGTTACTGCTGACGTGAAACCCATGTTAAAGACATTCCAAGCTACCATCTCCTGAGTGAAAGCACTGCTGCGACTGAGGAGCGTCGGGCCTTTCTTTACTAGACCGTACTGATCATCATCCCAAAGCTCTTTCGAGGTTCTGATCCCAAGAGAGTAAGTAATGGGATAGAAACGTTTCGACCCGCCCTGCTTCATTTCAGTGTAAGCAGTCGAGACGTCTTCTGGCTTCTCTTGCAGAGCAGAGATACCAGCCATTTCAAGCTCTTGTTCGTATTCCCGTGTGCTGTTCTCTTCATTGAATACAGCGGGATACGTAGAGCTTTTCAGCGAAGCATCCAAGGAATCGAAGTAAATTTTCTTGAGTCCCGGCTGCATAAGCTGAGGGAATTTAGCTCTAACTTGAGGCATTTAGAATCTCCTTCTTGCTGCGCCACTCTGCTCCAAGTGCGAAGCTACTAGACTTGAATTGCTGCCGGGAGAAATGTGAAGAATACACGAGCGTTCAAGGTATAACCATCGACAGTATCAATGCCGACGATCTTGACACAAGCTCCTGCTCCGGTCTTTCCTTTGTCTACGTAGTAGTAAGGACCAGCAGAGTCTTTAGTCATCCCATAACTCACACCGATATCTGCTATAGTCGGAGTCCAATCTGCTGCTACTGCTCCGCTGCTGTTGTCGAACATAGCCTCGAAGATGTTATCAGCATTGGCTTCGATATAGAGAGTACGGCCTTCAGATACAGGAGCGCCTAGAGCTATATTGACTGCTCCAGGCTGATTAGGCACTGAGCCATAGGTCTGAGTACTGATAGTACCAGTGACTTGGCCCCAAGGATAAGTAGGTGCTCCGGCTCCCGGAGTTGCTAGATTTAAGCCAAAGCTCTCAGCAACTCCAAGAAGTCCAGCCGTGACTGTTGTACCATCCCAAGCTTGAGTATAGCCGGAAGCATTCTTCTGCACGGGAGTTCCCCATGCGAAGGTCTGACCTGCTGCCTCTACCATAGCTTTGGTGAATGGCGTCGTGTTAGCCTTGTTTTGCACTTGGATGATTGGCAAGTGTGTTGTAAGATTCGGACCAGCCATAAGGCTCCCTCCCTCCACTTCGGGTTAGATTTTTACGTCATAGAAACCTAGAGAGCCTTTCTCGAATGCGCCTTCTAGGTCTGAGTCTTTTCCAATTACTTGGCTTTGAAGTCTTTCTCTTGCTAACTGTTGTGCTCCCTTAAGTTGCCTGACTGAAAGTTCTTGTATACGCCTCCGTTTACCGAAAAGAATGCGCTTGTGGACTCGCATAGCTATAACATCGGCGTAAATATAATTCCCTTCGCTATCAAATTTCAATGGGATTTTGAAGTCCTTGGCGAAATGCTCCTTGCGGAGAAATTCATAACCTTCGGCTTCAAGTGCTCCGATGCGGCGTTGATCTCTGTTCGCCCAGACTGCTACGTACTCATTATCCGCTAACTTGATTTCCATATAAGCTGGGACTTCATGAGTAATCACAGGGATGTTTAGGGTTCGACGAATGTCAGTAGCAGTAAACTCATCTAGAGAAGCCCAGTCGGGTTCGGCAGGAGCAGTAGGAGCAGTAGGAGCAGTAGGAACAGGAGGAGCAGTAGGAACAGGAGGAATACGATCAGGAGTATTTCCTCCAAGAATCTCCTTGATCTTCTCTTCGAGCTGCTCTTGAATAAAGCTCACAACAGTACCCTTCTTTGCTGCAATAGTTGCTCGCTCGGAAGCTTCTACCTCCTGCGGAGTCAGAATTTCATCAGACATATCCTACCCCCTCGTCATGCAGCATCTTGGCATATTCTTCTTCTTTGAAGCCTAGGATTCTTGCAGCTTTTTTACCATCATCATCAAGAGGTCTGATAACTGGCTCTTCGGTTCCCTTGATATTTCCTGTACTAGTTCCTCTGTTGCCTTCACTTGAAGCGAAACGGCTTTTGAGTTTACCATCTGCCATTTCACGCTGGTGACGACCCAAAGTGGCGTAGTAGGCATTTTCAATCACCCCACGATCGTTTCTATGCTGGAGGGTTTGACCCTCCAGCAATTTATCGATCTCGGTTTTGATTTCCCCTGTATAGTACGGGAATTTCTCTTGATCCTCGAAGATTTCTCTGCGAACAGCATCTGCTCGCATAGTCAAGAGAGCTTGGCCTTGAATATCAGTAGTCTGCTTGATGAGACGTTTCGTAGCATTGACGGGATCAGTGAGCATTAAATTAGTAATCTCTTCGTCGCTTTGTGTATTTTCATTCGCCTGTCTAGCAGACCGCTCAGCAGTCTCTCTCCTTTCTCTTTCCTCGTCTTCACGTTGAAAACGAGCATTGATTGAGCTGAGAGATTCTTTAAGCTCGTTATAGCGAGTTTCACTGTTCTTATTCGAGGAAATAGCAGTATTGAGCTTCTCCTCAAATTCCTTTGGAAGTTCGACTGTAAGAGTCTCATTTCCAGCCTCATCTGCTTTTTTCTGCCACGGTAGTCTCATATACCCCCCTGCTCGGCGCTACGCTTTAGTCTTTCTCTTTGAACTTTCACATCCTCGATCTGCTTCTCGGCTTCCTTAATGATACTTGGAAGACTTATCAGCATCCTGAGAGTTCGGATATTAGCTGCCCAGACTGCTTTCTGAATCAGCGAATCTGAGGAATTCTTGAAAGTCTCTCCGGCGATTAAGTATTCCGTCTGCTCTTTCATCAAGCTAGATAGGAATACCAGCGCCGGTTGGAAGTCCTGGTGCTCCCATAGCACCGTTAGGTGCTCCCGGTAAGGAATTAGATCCTCCAATTTGTTGATTTCCACCTGCTCCTCCAGCCGCCTGTGGCGGTCCCTCCTGCTGTTGAGCCGCAAGTGCTAAAAGTTGCTTCACCTGCGGCAAGTAAGCATCGACGTTACTCTTGTTAAAGTTCCGCAAGAGTGCTTGCATAAGAACGCGCGAGGCTATAAGAGTCTGTATGAAATACTCTTTCATTGGGGGAGGGCATTGTGGATTCATTACAGCTTCAATGATTTGACTCTGGCGCTGGTAGTAGCCTTGGAGACGATCAGAGAGCAAGATGTCATTTTGCCGCTCAAGCTCTTTATTCAGAGACGCACTTGTAGGCCTGAGCCTTAAGCCCAAGGAGCCTGTAGCTACAGCGTCAAGTGCTTTCTTGAGCATCTCAGCATTAGATCCGTATCTACGAAGCCGATCTCCAATTCCGAAGACGGAGTACATGATACCTAGCTTCGTGCCTATCTTTACATGCGCAGAGCGTGTATCAGAAGTTCTTAGGGAATTTCGGTTGTTTTGCTGAGCGAGGACCATGCTTGTTCCGGCGGCAGAGTAGATACCACGCTTGGGATTGACAATTCCTCCACCAGTTCCACCCATCGCGGGATCAACACCTGCTCGCTCCTTAGCACAGGCTTGAATGAACTCGTCTGGCGCGTTGTTATATCCAACGTCAGTTGCAGTCTTAAGCCATTCAAGTTCTCCCTCCCTAGCTGGGATCGCAACACCAGGAAATACGTTGAAGATGCTACTGAGCTTGGACTCGGGACTAACGCGCCAAGCTCCAAGCATTGCATAATTGCGGTTATTTGTTCGCCAGTTAATGTTATTGGAAAGCTCTTTTTGATAGATATGGAGAAGTTCTGCGAATCCTGTGCCAAGGTAGCTCTCCTCATCATATGCTAGCTTTACATCTTCATAAGGCCGCATATTCTTTGGGTAGTTGTTATAGGTGATGAAGAGAACTTTTTCAGTTCTCTTGTGGTAGTTAGCAAAGAACCAATAGTCTTTTCCGTCTTTTCTATAAGTAAAGACGCAACGGTGGATGTACCATCTAGCAGCACCATCGCTAATACCACCGGGATCGATCTTCTTTCCTTCGGTAAATGCTTGCTCCATTTCATCTTCTTGCTTTGCGTCAGGAGAAGAGAGCAGGGCGTCTATGTCTTTCTGCTTATAGTATGGAGATCGACCGGGTAGATTTTTAACGTCCCAGTATTTGAGAGTGTCGATATGATAGAAAAACTTCATGTTACTTAGACTTGGGCAGTTAGGATCAAAGCCCCATCGATTCAGAGGAATCATCTCTGGATGAGGACCGTCTTTAGAGATAAATTCGGATTCTCTGCCTTCGGGAGAAGCATCATCTTCTCCACCTGTCAATCCTCCACCGACATAGACAAATTCGACTTCTTTCTGATATTCCCAAGGGAAATGGATAACTCCAGTGCCGTATTTGTTAGCAGAATGAAATGCTCCTTGCTCTACTCTGTAGAGATCAAGCTCCTGTGGATCATATGCGAAGTCAGAGAGCATTGTTTGATAGATCTCTTTCATCTCTTCTCCGTCTTTCGAGGGAGTGTCGCCTGCCAAATTAGCAGTAAAAAGAGGATCGTACATCCAAATTCCAGCCATCTGGCGAGCAAGTAGTTCATCGGAAAATGTTCCTATAAGCTGGACTACGAGATTAGATGCTCCTTCCCAAGGCCAGTCTACGTTGTCGTTCTTGGGTTTTCCCTTGTAGAGACGGACGTATTCAGGCAGAGTAGATGAGCGAAAGGTGCTCAAGCGACGGTCGTAGTGCTCAATGTTCTCTTTGATAAATTTACATAGTTCATCGTATTCATCTGCTCCGAAGTCCTTGCGCTTAACGAGAATTGGCGGATTAAAGGGCATGTCAGGCTACAGAAGCCATCCTCCTAGCAAATGCTTTACGCTGCTTATTCAGGAAATCTTCAATGTTTTCTTCGGAGTTTACACTGATTGGTGCTAGCTGAGGAACGAATCCGAAACAGTCGAGGAGATCTACAGTTGTCTGGATCTGTCCATATTTTTCAGCTTCTTCCCTAAAATCAGAACAGTTGTTAGCGTCAAGCCAAACTTCGTGACGCTCGACCATTGGGATAGTATTATCAATTCTTTCTTCTTTCGCATTTTCCCTCCTGCCGCTCTTCAAAGGGACTAGAGTGACTCCCGCTAGATCAGGATGATCTTTAGAGTTCTCTGCGATGAAGTAGTTTAAATGATATACTAAATATTTCTGACCCCCCTCTTCTTCGCAATGGATTCTGCGAAGTTTCCATTTAAGAGTATAGAAGAGGATTTTCTCAACGTATTTTCCTATCTTGCAAGCTTCTGCCCACTGATCGAGGATATAAATTCGGCGAGGATTCTCGGAGATTCCGATTACTAGGATTGCGTGACGAGCACGAGAGCCAGCCTTGACCATCTTGTCGGGATGCTCCCCGCCGTGATTCGGATCAGTAATAAGATAGCGATCGAGGTAGCGCGGAAAGACATCTTCTTCTACATCGCCTTCGGCTACGTGATGACGGATAGTGGTTCTGTACTGAGCAGAGGGAACTACGTCTAAGCGAGGAGCTTTATGCCAGGGAGTGTTCTGTTGCTCCTTCGGAATAGATAATGCTCCATAAGTTCTCTCGAAGTTGAAGTAGCGAAAATCGGAGATGTTGAATTTCTTTTTAGCAGGATTTATAGGAAGATTAAGAAATTGACAGGAAAAATGATAGGTGCCCAAACGTTGCTTCCAGCGCATGAGTTTCTGTCTAGTGAATGCTTCTGGGAAGATCGGAGTTCCAAGAGGATGAAGAGAGCAGCATCCCCCAAGCGCAGAATGTGTTGTCCAGGAGAAGTAGCGTTCTTCTTTTCGGATATAAGAATTTAGATCATCATGAGACCAGCGATTTCCTACTACAATCTCGTCGAAGTCTCTACCAGGATTGTCGATATCGAAGTCTGTAGCTCCAGCAAGAATCTGGTGATAGTCAATGGCGTCTTGCATTACTATCCGGCTCTTACGAGCCTCACGGCCAATGAGATCATCTTGGATTACAAGGTTGTAATGTCTACTCTGGAGTGCCACTCCAACTCCGATAAAATCAAAAGTTCCTTCTCCATGTCCGCTACCACTAGGCGTCCGGCGTTGATGGAGAGATTCAGCGGTCCAAGTTTCTCGTTCTGTAGGAAGTATATCGTGGAAGAGTTTTCGGAATAGATCGTTATTTTCGTAATGGTTTGCAATACGACCTCCAAGTTTTATAGCATTCTTGATCGTCTCAGAGACGATGAGAATTCGGATATCTTGAGAATGTGTACGTCGCATCCATTCGATGAAGAGATCAGAAAAGCCAATCGTGGAGAAGAAGTCTTCTTCCGGCGGGCCAAAGGGAAGTGCTCTGAAGATCGGATATACTTCAGAGTAGACGGTGCTGTTGTGAGTGGGAATATAGCCTTCGGTGATGAGATAGAGTTTTTCTGGATGCTCTACGGCGATGCATTTTGTAGGAACAGAGGGAACTTCTTTGATTTGAACTATTTGCCGAGAGTCAGTCGTTTTCTGTTTATCTTTTAGCCTAGCAGTTTTTCTGCTTAGCAGAAAAGGACTTCTTGCTGTGGTGGCGTAAAAAGTAAAACTATAGAAAGTAAATGGCTCAGGATTATCCTTAGAGCTAAAAGCTTGATAAGTTCCCACTGGAGAAATCTTATAGCCTAAAGAGCATCCAAGAGTTCTTACCTGTTGAATAAACCAGCATCGAGAACTTGTAAAAGAGCATTGACCTTCTCTATTTACTGTCCCATCTGTATCCATAAGGCCTTGAAAAAGGAACATTCGTTCAGATTCTGAGGCCCCTAGATATTCTTCTGGGATCCTCTTAAAATTAAGAATATCCTCAGAGCGAAGATCTTTTATAATATCGTGGATATGATATTGTTGACCCCTCTGGGAATTACTCTTAATAACGGAGTATCCGAGACTACGAATTATATTTGAAATATCCTCGTCACCAGAAGTAAGACCACCACTTCCTTTGGAACCATCTCCTAGCCAAGCTCCAATAACGTAAGGATGGACAGGAAAGTTATAAGATTGATTCTGAACTGGAAGAGCTTTGGAGATACGATAACGGTATTCAGGATAATTCTTTTGCCTCTGCTCATCCCAATGATTACTAAAGATATAATTCCCAAACATCTCTTTGGTGGTCTTGATGCAGGGAGCATATTTTAAGTCATGATTTGCTCTAATCTTATGATCATCAACAAGCCATTGATGGTCAGCTCCAGCAATTACTTTTTCTCCTGTTGAGAAAGTAATCTCAAAGCATTGTTCATTTTCAAAGATCTCAGATTCTGCTATGACTTTTGTCTGAGTACCATCAGCGGCATAGACTAGATCCCCAGGATGAATATCTTCCATAGTTTTCCATCCTTTGGGCGTAGGAATGCGAGTATCGAGAGACAGCATTTTCAGGTGATCTCTGGGAATTTCAATCCCTTCTTTTAAACCATCTTTAAGGACTATAAGACACATAGCATAATGGAGATTCTTTCTTTTATCAGGCTCTTTGGAGAAATGAGTGCGCTTGAGAACTACAGAGCCGAGATAGTATGGGTCCATTAAGCAGTTAGCTCTATAGGCTAGGCGCTTTGCGCTATCAGGAAGTTGGGCAGTAGGGATGAGGTTATAGTTTAGGATAACACTTCGAGGGACGTAGGATTCTCCGAGTTCTCCGTAGAGAAGCTGAGAGCGCAGGGCATCTCTAAGTGCTCTGAGATCAGTACGAGTGGGAGAAGTGCTACGCAGAAAGACTTACCTTTCACCTGCTCCGGTGAAAAGATTTTCTTGAGCCTCCGGCTCTGGCCCTTGAGGGGCAGAGGTTAGAGTGTCGATAGTATCAGAGTACTTGACCCAATCTACTCCAAGATAATCAGCAAGAAGCATCTCAATTTTCCCTGCAATTTCATGCTCTTGGTGATATGGAGCATCAGGAGAGGCTCCGGGTTCTGGAAGCTCTGGATGCTCTGTATCGAAGGCTGTAATTTGAGCCTCAGAAATACCATGCTTCGCGCAGAGGTATGCTTCGATCAGTTCGTGGATAAGGACGAGAAATTCGTAGTCTGCATTTCCGAGGTCAGAAATACGGACCTTGAGGACTTCACCGGCTCCGAGATAGTAATCCCCCACGGTGTTATACCGCTGCGCCGAATGAGGGATTACTAGAGAGCTGAATCGTTGATAGGTCATGCTAGGCCGTCTGTGTTACTGTTACGGTAAAGAGGCTAACTCCGGGGCTAATCGGCACGGTCAGAGAGCCTGTGACGGCTGTGCCGTTGGGATCGGTCGTTGCTGCTGTAACGACGATAGACGTTGTTGTATCGGAGGCTGGAATAGCGATGTTGACTGTTCCGCCAGTCGGATCGCTGGGTTCGAGAGTGATGATAGCACTTGGATCGTCCGTACTCCAATCCCAAGAAGAGCCTGGGGGGAGGGCGATAGGAACGTTGTTGTTATTGAGTTGCGCGAGGAAAGTACCACTAGAGCCAACTGTAATTCCATTGGCTCCGGGCATTGGTACAGCGCGGCTGATTCTCTTGAGAGGTGCTGTGGGGGACATTGAAGATTCTCCTTCGGCTGAGACTATTTGAGTTATAGTTACGGAGTAAGCAGGAGGAACTTCGCTCCCGTTAAAGATCCAGACCCAGTCTCCTGCTACGTTAATCGTGATGTTAACGGTATTGTCGAAGATGACGGCCTTGTCGGTCATGCTCGCTTCGCGGCTAGCAGTGAAGTGGTTCATACTCTCTGAGCGGCTCCTGGCAGCGAAGCTGCTCCTGCTATCTGCTGCTTTCTCCTCCCCGCACCCCATCGGCCTTCGGCCTTCGGCCTTCGGCCGATCCTCGCTTCGCTCGGGTTCGCGCTCGACGCGCGAACGGGGTGCTCCTCTATTCCTCCAAAGCATCAACTGCTTCGTGAATCTCTTCCTTAGAAAGCATCAGCCACCAGCTATCGTTACAGGCATAAGATCTGAAATGCTCCCTCGCGGTTTCAATGCTCGGATGCTCCGCCTGAAGCATCGGCCATAAGAGCTTTATATCTTGAGAGCGGCTGCGCTTTCCTAAATAAGCTGCGAGGCAGTTAATCATCTAAAAGCTCCTCCTCTTTTGCTTCGCGCGCTTCGCGGTCTTTGAGAGAGGTGCTAGCTCGGAAAGCATCAATAATCTTCTGAGTGGCGCTTACGCGCTCGACGGTTTTCATAGAATCTTCAATCTCTTTAGGCGCGGCGGCTGCTACAGCGAAGATCTCAGTAGATACCTGCTCGTGCAGACTCCAGTCGAATGTAGGAGTAGTTGTGATCTCAGAACGCTGGACCTTTGCGAAGGTGCCTTCACGGTCGAGGATATCTCGGGCTACATCATGCTGAAAGCGCCGCTCCCCTAGCGAAAGTGCTGGTGCATTCACAGCGTTTGCGATTACTTGGAGTGCAGCTGGGAGCATTTGAACTAGCATCTCCTTCCGCTGCTCTCGAATATCGGCTAGGGAGCCTTCTTGATCGACTATAAGACCAACTGTGATTTTCATTCGCGCAGCTAGATAGTCGGTGCTCTTCTTTATATGCCGGATCCGATTTACCGAGATACCAAGCATAGCTCCTATAGCACTCTCAGGGAGTCCAGCATTCTCCATTCGGACTATTAGCTCTAGACGTTTCTGATGCCGGAATTGTCGTCCTATATGCGGCTTCGGGCCTTGGGCGCCAGTGTTAGTATTTAGAGAGCCTCCATAATGAAGATGCTCCTGCGGGCTAGGGGCAGCTATCATTACAGACGTGTCTTCTCCCAAAAGCGGCTTCGCCGCGGCTTTCGGCTCGCTATATCCCGAAGGAGAGCCTGCAGCTCCAAAGACATTTGAATGCATCTTAGCGGCAAGCTGACTGGCACTAGATACATGGAATGATCCTGCGGGTTTTTTGACTATCTGTACCATAAGCTCCCCTAGTTCATCTAAGCCTAAAGGCTGGAAGCTCTGATACTCAAAATCTTCCAAGTCTTCTAAAGTTGCGCAAAGCGCCAGGAGAAAAGCATATCTTCCAGATCTTCTAAATCTT